AGTAGGTTCCGGTACTCCCACAGAAGCCAATAGTTTGTTTACCGTAGATGGGTCAGGAAATCAAGACTCCACGGGACTATACGCACAAAATGGTAAAGGGCAGTATAGTGCTGCCCCCCTAAATACCTCAGGGGGCACTACTACCTATCCTTCTGGCACTAGTCCGAAAGCTACACAGCCTGTTACTCTTAGGATTGATGGTAAAGACACTGTAACTATAGGGGGATTCCAGCAAACTGTTAAACCTGATACTAAAATAGTAGCGTGGTTCCTAAACGAAATGGGTAATCCTAATGCTTTAGAGGAAGTTATTGTTACTGCAAGTAAACCGGAAGGGCTTGAATTTAGATTCCCAGACGGTTCTAATCTGTGGACAATTTCTTCTTTAGCTGATTGGATAGACATGACTTACGAAGGACAAATTCCTAAAGACGTTGTTTGGGACGATAACGCGCCAACGCAGGAAGACGATGAAGAAACAGAGCCTACTTTAGAGGAAGTTAAAGTTACTGCCGATAGTATTACTCCTGAAGACCCTCAAAACATTCCTATTAACATACCTACGCCTACCCTCACAAACCCTGAGCTTAACCCCAATGGTCAACCTATGGACAATATTGTTGTCACAGCGCCTACCGTTCCCCCCACAACACCTGACCCTATAACAGTTACAACCCCTGTTGTTAACACTATAATTAACGGATTAGACGGTACAGACGGTACAGACGGTAGTTCGGGTGGACGAGGTGAAACAGGGGCCCGTGGCCCTGCTTCTGCTGACTCAGGATGGGATACAGAAAACGTCCCCCTTATGAAACGAATTAGACTTAGCTACCCTAGTCCAGCAGAACAACAACGTATGTTTCAAGCATTAAGAGCAAGACAACAACAGTCGGGGAAAAGTAAATGACCTATTTAGATTTAATTAATCAAGTGCTTATCCGACTTAGAGAAAATCAAGTGGACGGCATTACGTTTGACTCGTCACCGTATTACTCTGTTATTGGGTCTTTTGTAAATGACGCAAAAACTATAGTAGAGGATGCTTGGGATTGGGGGGCTCTTAGGACTACCCGTACCACTGTTGTTCCTCAGGGTCAATCTATAGTAATGATAAGCGATTCCCAAGAAAATTCTTTTAGGATACAAAGCGTATTAAACACTTTAACGGGTAAGTATTTAACACCTATTCCTTTGTCTTCTATACAAAATATCTACAAAAACAACGCACAGTCTCCTGTAACTAGCGGTGTCGCATCTTCTTACGGTTTTTATGAAAACTATTGGGACACTACTGACGAGAGCAACACTAATAACGGCAATCAACAGGTTAGACTAGCAGCTCCAGCTAACACAGAGACTACGTTAACTTTTCAATGTACTTCGGGACAGGGTTTTCTTACAGCAGCCACTCAACGCATGAAAGTTCCTGCTGCCCCTGTGTATCTATTAGCTACAGCCTTAGCCGTTAGAGAACGAGGAGAAACAAACGCTCTTTCTACTTCAGAGCTTACTGTTATAGCTAATAACGCATTGTCTGATGCAATAGCTTTGGACACCGCTCGTTTCCCTGAGGAACTCTATTGGTATACTCCTAGCAATATGAGTGAAAGCAACTGGAGCACTTCTTAATGGCGGTACAATCTGTAACATCAATACCTATTCCTAGCCCCGGATACTTTGGTTTAAATACAACAGATTCCCCTGTTAATATGTCTACTGCCTTTGCAGCTATTGCAGACAACGCAGTAATAGATAATTTTGGTCGCATAGGCTCTAGGCAGGGTTTTCAAAATAACACAGATAATCCTTCAACAACTTACGGAAACTATGCCTGCGAAAGAGTTTTTGAGTTTATAGATTTAGTAGGCAATTCTTATGTTTTAAGCTCATCTGGCGGTAACATTTTTAAAAATGATATAACAGCAAGAGCGGCTACAGCGTTAACCCTCCCAACGAGTTACACTATAGGCGTTACAGAGAACAACTGGCAGTTAGTTAGCCTAGGGGATAGGGCTTACTTAATTCAGAAAGGGAAACTTCCCCTAGAGTTTGCCCCAGCGACTAGTTCCTCTGCTCTAGTTGAAATACTAACTTCTGGAGGCTCTTGGCCTTCAGGGGCTACAGGGTACCCTTCTTGCGCTACTACAGGTTTTGGGCGATTATTTGTAGGGGGTTTTGATTCAAACAAAAGCCTTATAGTATACTCTACTTTAGAAGACGGGTCAAGGTTACAGTGGGATGGGGCTATAGACGTTAGAGAATATTGGCCTAACGGTACAGACGTTATTACGGCTATTGAAGTTCAAAACGATTTTTTAATTGTATTTGGGGAGCGTAGTATACTTGTTTACGGTACTACAAATACTGACCCTAGTGTATATAGTTTAGCTCTAACGGACACCGTGTCAGGCATAGGCTGTATAGCTAGAGATTCTACACAAGTTATAGGCACAGACTTAATATTTTTAGATTCTTCAGGCCTTAGATCGTTGGGTCGTACTATACAAGAAAAATCTTTACCTATTGGAAGCCTGTCTCTTACTGTTGAAACAGACATAGAAAAAGCAATTGCGCGTACCTCTGGTGAGAATATAACGTCTTTTTTTAGTCCAGAATATTCTTTTTATGCTTTAACTTTTGGAGACAATGCTCTTACCTACGTTTTTGATACTAAAATACCTTTAGACAACAGGGCTTTTAGAGCTACTCTTTGGCCTAGCCGCCTTGTTAGGTGTGGCTTTAGGTCTGTTCAGGGTGAAACGTACATAGGTGGGATAGGCGGCTTATATAAATATTCAGATAACTTTGACAGAGCTCTCGTTGATTTTACGGTAGTTCCTTCAAACGGTCAGTACACTTACTTTAGTACGGCTCAGGCTTTTGTAGTAAATTTTAGATATTGGACACATCCACAGTCTTTTGGTGCCCCTGACAGAATTAAATTTCTAAAAGACATTGATGTAGTAATTTCAGGAGGCATAGGTTCTGAGCTTTTTTTAAAATGGATTTTTAATTATTCAGAGTCTCCTGCCCAGTTACGATTAAATCAAGCTGGTGAGAAACTGTACGAGTACGCAGCATCCGACAGCGAATACAATACTTCTACTCAGTACGGGAGCACAGGAGACTTAATTGCCTCAAGAGATTTTAAACTATGGGGGAGCGGAAGAGTTGTTGCTTTTGGTTTTGAAGCAGCTATAACTACAAATCATTTTAGCGTACAGGAATTAAATATACAGGCACTTTTAGGGAGAATAATCTAATGTCTACATATAACTATCAATCATCTTTTTTCTCAAGTAAAGATGCTCTTGCCCCCGGAAATCCTTTAAAACTGGTTACTGGTCAAGATTTTGAAGAGCAATTTATTAGTATTGACCCAGCTATAAAGGCTCGTATATCTAGCGTAGACGGGGCATACACAGGTACGCTCACAGGAGTAAACTTGACGCTTTCAGGTTCTTTGTCCGTTAACACCATTGACGGAGGTACATTCTAATGGCTAGTTTTTTTGAAAACCTGTTACCGGGAGCAGTAGGAGCTTATGGTCTTTACGATCAATACGATTCTTTAAACAAAACAAAACAAGAGGCTCGGGATACTCTTGATTCAATACAAACCTCAGTTGAAAGCGGCACTACGTTTCAACCCTATGGAGTAACAAGTAATTTAGGTAGTGCGTCTAGCGGAGTGCAAAGTAACGGAGAATACGGGACTAGCTATACCCTTAGCCCAGAGGCTAAAGCAATACAAGACGAAATGTTTAAAGGGGGTAGAGGTTTACTGCAAGGAACTTTAGACGGATCTGCCTCTAGGCAAGACGATGTATACAACAGAATGCAGCAATCTATGGCTCCTGAACAACAACGCCAACGCGCCATGATGGAGCAAAGATTGCGCCAACAAGGGCGAGGAGGCATGACTAGCCAAATGTATGGCGGGACACCTGAGCAATTAGCCTACGAAAAAGCTCTCCAAGAACAAGCTAGTTCAAATTGGTTAGGGGCTGGCGAGTTTGCTAACCAAGAACTAAATAGCGAGTTTGAAAGAGGCTTAGGGATGATGCAGCAGGGTTATATACCTCAAGACTACTTATACAACCTAGGTCAGCAAAACATTCAAATGAACCAATTAAATGACGCAAGAAACGCACAACGTCAAGGAATGCTTGCAGAAATGGGCTTAGGCGGGTTAACTATTCAAAATAATATTGAAAATTTAAAAGGTAAAGCCCTTGCAGATTTTGCTCAATCTCAATCAGCTAATCTAGGTGCGTTAGGTAACTTTGCAGATTCATCTTTAACAACGGCTTGGAACACGTTGTTTGGCAATAACAATACTTAAAAGGAAAGTTTAAAATGGCTACATACTTACCCGGAATGTTTAAACAACTAAATGACAGCATTAGTCAGTCTCCCTTGGCTGCCAAAGACGATCAGCGTGTTGCAGGGATGCCAGCAGGCAACTTAGACAACGTAAACCCGTTTATGCGTATGGCTGCTCAGGGGGTAGGTAACCTTGTGGGCACTGACCCTGCTTTGCTACAGACTTCAAGGCAAAAAGCTCAGATTAGCAACAAGCAGGCAGCAGACGCCCTTGGCTCTAAAAACCCTAACGCTTTAATATCCGCTGCACAACTTATGATGCAACAGGGGAGGACAGCAGAGGCACAGCAGCTTATGCAGAGAGCTCAGGCTATGAAGCAATCTCAAAATAACCTGTTGGACGAGAAAAACCAAGAGATACAGCAAGGACTTCAAGAAACAAAAGACCAACAGACAAAAAGAAAAGCCCTTTCTTTGTCAATACAAAACCAACACCCTACATGGTCTAGTATGCTAAAAACTGGCGATGTGCCAGCACAGGCTTACTACGACTATTTGGCTGAAAAAACAGAAGCAGAGGACGCAGCAGACATAGAGTCTGAGGCTGCTGCTGCTGAGGCAGCGCGGGAAGCACTTAAGCCAGCAGAGTGGTCTGCACCCATAATAAAAATGTATGGGGAAAGCCTTGACGCTCGGAGTGACGCTCTTAGCGTAGGTAACCTCGCTTCTAGTGTTATGGCTGAAATAGACGCCATACCTGACGAGCAACTTGAGAGCCTTGCAGGAGGGGGCGGCCTTCAAAGCACTGCGGCAGTGGAGTTTTATAAAAGCGTAGGACAGGAAAACAAAATAAAAACGCTACGACAAAGAGCAACACGGGTTATTAACAGCGCTGTAATGGACGCACTCCCTACGGGAACAGCCTCTGACGCAGACGTAGCGTTAGCTAGACAAGGTTTTCCTGATGATACCGCATCCTTATCAGAGATATACACTTTTATGGCAGCAGTAGGTAGGATAGCTAAAGCTGACGCCCAGTATGAAAAAGCTAAAAGTACGTACATGGATAAACACAACACCATAGCAGGTTTTGCTTCTCATTGGATAAAAGAGAGTGGCGCAGAAGTAAAAACAACAACGTTAGCAAATTTCTAACTGAGGAATATTAGTATGTCAGAAACAAGAACAGTCGTTCTCCCCGATGGTTTTGAAATATCAGAAGTACCTATGGACATGACAAAAGATCAGCTTTTTGAAAGACTATCTGAATCTGATAGGTACGATGCTCAAACGCTTAACTCTTGGAGGAACCTTGACCCAAAAACTAATCAGCCTATCAATAACTCTGTAGGGGCTCCTGAGACCCCTGTGGGGGCTCCTGAGACCCCTATGGCCCCTGAGCAGGGTGGTATCGTATCTAATCTTTTTGGCGAGTACGCGCCTGCTCTTAGGACTACAGGGAACGCAATTGCAAATAATCTTGACATTCCGGGAGGCATAAGTGGGTCTATTGCTGGGGCAAAACTGTTCGCTCCTTTGGGGCCTGCTGGCTTTATAGGTGGAGGGATAGTAGGGGGCGCTCTGGGTACGGGTGTTGGTAGTGCTATGTCTGACTTTTTTATGGAAGACGATGTTGATTATGGTCAGGCGGGTAAAGAAATGCTTATTAGCGCTGGCATAGACGCTGCTACTTTGGGTTTAGCCACTAGGTTTAAGACACTCGGAAAAATAATGGGTTACAAAGCTGAGGATTTAGCTACTTTATGGGGGAAACTAGAACCCTCTGAGGCCTTTTCAGTAGGAGACCCAGATTCTCTTATTCAAACTCAAAAGATTTTAGAAGAAGCTGGGGGTTCTTTAACTGCATTCCAAACAGGAAAAGCAGGGACGTTTAGGCTGTTTGCACAAAATATCTCTGAACTTGGCGTAATCTCAGGGAGTGCAGCTACAAAGATAGCAGAAAAAAACTCTAATATTTTAGCTGATAACTTTCAAACAATGATAAATAACGCATTAGAAGGCGTAGTTGACACTACAGAGTCTATAGGCTCCTCTATTCTAGGTGTTGTTGAAGCAGGTAAAGATGCAGCCAGTAAAATTTACGGCAAAGGCTTAGATGAAGTTGCAGTAGCAGCGGGTAAAAAACTAGTGCCTGTTACTCCGATAATGGAAGTCCTTTCTAATTTTAGAGCTAAGGGCATAGTAGACTACGGTAATAACTTAAATTCAGATACCTTAAAAGTTATTACTAATTGGGAAAAAGCACTCCAAAACTTACCCACAATGGATGTTAGAAGTCTTTTGGCTATGGAGAAACAACTAAAAGACGAAATACAGCAGTTAGCTCAATTTGGCACAGGTCAAAATAAAAAAGCGGCTGAACAACTTTATACTTTATCTGCTTCTATTAGGCAAGTTAGTGAAAAACTATTTGAAAATGTTGACCCGGCTATATCAGCAAAATACAGGAAATTAAATACGGAATATGGGGAAGCTATGCAAGGTTTAGTTCCTCCTTTGAATGCAAGTACCGTAGCAAGGGCAAATAAAGGAGATTATGATGCTATTTCTAGGGCCTTAAAAGGTAAAAACCCAAACGTTATTGAAGAATTTATGAAATCTATAGACGTTGCCTACCAGCAGGCTACCTTAGCGGGAATAGACATGAGTGACAACCTTGGGCTTGCAACAGCAAAACAAGCTAAAGGGGTTGTAAGGGCAGGGTTTCTTAAAAATATTTTTGGTGAAATTACTCCTCAGAATTTTGATTCTAAGAGCTTTGCAAACTTAGCTAAACACTATGAAATACCAACTAACCGAAGAGCCGCAATGGCTATTTTAGGTGACGATTACCCTAGGTTTAAGGCGTTACTTAACGCTGCTGCTGAAAGCACTGCTACCAAAACAGGAGGATTCGGAAGCCTTGTTCTTAGGTCTAAAGAGGCTGGAGTTCTTTCAGGGTCAGTGCAAATAGGAACGGCTTTAGCTGGTAGCGTAATAGGTAGTGCGTTTATTTTAGGGGGGCCTGTTTTACTGGGTAAAATAGTTAGAAACCCCGACTCTTTAAAAGCTCTTTTGCTACAAGAGAAAAAGATTTCTGCCATGTCAAAAATTAAACAGATGGACCCAGTAAGGGCACAGCTTATAAACAAAGCGGTTACTACGGGTTTTGAAGCGGTTATGGACACCTTTTCTCCTGCTGACGCTGCTGAGATAAGAGAGTCTATGAGAAAATCAGCAATGGCACCCATGCCTATGAATCCTGCTTTTTATAACGGAGGCCCTTAACTATGGGAGCTTGGGAAGAGGTTGTACAAAAAACTGAGAATACTTGGCAAGCGTTTCAAAAAAAATACAACGAAATTGAGCAAAGAAGGCTATTAATTCCAAGAACGGCATCCGAAAGGCTATCTCTAGGTGGTGTGGGGCGTCCAGAAGACGCGCAAATGGCTTGGGATAATTCTATTTCAAGAAACGTACCGCAAGTTGCTGAAAGCATAGGAGAAGGCTACAACAGGGTTCAGAGAGCTATAGCTGACCCCTCAAGAAGCGCAACGGAGGCTACGGCAGTTGCTTTAGCTGAAGCGGGGTCAGTGATTCCTAAGGTAGTCGGAGGCGCTGTAGACGTTGGTTTAGATTTTGTTATGCCCGGTACGGCTGTAGGCGAGTTTGTTGAAGACAAAGCTGCCGAAGGCTTTGAATATCTGCTTAACACCGACACAGGACAAGAGTTAGGAAAGGCTTACGAGGAACTGCCCAAAGCTGACCAAGATCGTTTAGCTACTGTAGGTAGCCTAGCGGAAGCAGGGCTTACGGCTGTTGGGGCAGGGCCTGTTATAAGAGCTATAAAAAGACCTAAGAACGAGGGTTTTAATGATGATGGCCT